AAGAATTTCCGGGCGCGGCACAACTGCGATACCGCGACGGATCCAACCAAGCCGCGCACATGGTCTTGTCGGGCGTGGTGACCACATACATCCATGAAGAAGAAATCGATGTTCAGCAAGCTGGCCACGCAACTCAAGAAGGAGGGGGCGGATGATCCGAAGGCACTCGCCGCTTGGATCGGGAGGAAGAAGCTCGGTGCAGCGGAGTTCATGCGCCGCGCCGCCGCAGGCAAGAGGAAGGCCAAGTGATCACCCTCATTGGCCGGCTCAAAGCCGCTTGGAGCTTCTCGCGCCATCAGAAGTGGGTGGACCCTCTTCCGTGGGGCAAGGAAGAAGCGATTGCACTCAACAATTTCCTGCGGTCCGAGGTCGGGAAGAAGTTCAAGGACGCACTCCTGAACACTGTTCTCATGCAGAACGCTTCTGCGATTACGGACCGAAACCATTTGCAATACTCGGCGGGCTTTGCAATGGGTCAGGCCAGTCTTGTGAAGGTCATCGAAGTGATGGCCGATCAGGAATCAATTACGGGACAGGATACTGATCCGGATTCTGTCACGAACACATAGGATCAAAGTTGCGGTTGTTGGTCTGTGCGGATCAACAAACGAGTCAAAAGCACATGGCAGAAGAACTGAGCGCGGACAACATGCTGGCCTTGGCCAGCGCCTACGATTCCGGCGTCGATATCGACAGCCAGAAGAATACGGCTGAACCGAACCAACAGGAAACGGAGCAGCCGACTGAGTCAGGGAAGTCCTCTCCAGAGGCTCCCGCCGGCAAAGAGCAGGCGCTTGAGAAGGAACCAAGCAAGGAGTCCGTCGAAGCTCCGGCAGCGGAGAAGAAGAGCAGCAAGTTCGCCCAGGAGAACGCCCGCAAGGCGAAGACCTGGGAATCGATCAACGCCGAGAAGGAGGCCCTCAAGGCCGAGCGCGAGGCGATCAAGCGCGAACGGGAGGAGTGGGCCAAGAACCGGGAGGAATCCAAGGTTCAGGAGGTCAACTCCGTTCGGGATGACAAGGGTTACACGGCAGAGGATTACGAGGCTGCGGCCAAGGAGTTCGATGCCGATGGAGATACCCAGTTGGCGAAGGCGGCACGGGCGAAAGCCGAGGGTGTGCGGAAGCTGGCTGGGGAAAGGGCTCAGAAGGCCCAGAGCGAGCAGTTCCAGAAGGCGTGGGCTGACAACTTCAACAGGATCTCCGAGAAGGAGACTTGGATGAAGGATCAGAACAGCGATGCGTACAAGCGCACCGTTGGCCTACTCCAGAAGTTCCCGCTCCTCACCCAGGTGCCCGATGGTCTCGTTCACGCGGTCGAGATCGTGAAGCTCCAACAGTCCGCCGAAAGAGCCGGTTCTCTGGAAACGGAGAACAAATCGCTCAAGGCACAACTCGAAAAGCTCCAGCAGAAAACAGCCATCGGGAAGAGCATCCCGGCAGGAACACTCAAGGCTCAGGAGAATGATTTCTCCAAGCTATCCCTCAAGGAGCAGAGGGAGGCGCTCATGCGGGCGTCACGAGAGTTCGACCGGGAAGCAGCCTGATAGCACAACCACAACTACAATATGCCAGTCACGACCTCAACCACGCTCACCAACCAGTTCCAGAACTACTTCAGCAAGGAGCTGCTCAGCATCGTCCAGCAGGAGACGATCCTCGACCAGTTCTCCATGAAGGCTCCGATCCCGAAGAACAACGGCAACAAGGCCATCAGCATGTTCCGCTTCGGACCCCCGAGCATCGGCGGCGTTCAGTCTTTGGGAGAAGGCACCGCCATCAGCTCGGCCAACTACCGCGCTCTCGCGCTGAACAAGCTCGACAAGAGCCTGGCGCAGTACGGTCAGGTCATCGGTCTCACCGACATCCTCCGCGCCACCGACCTGTTCAACAGCTTGCAGCAGGCCACCAAGACCAGCGGTCTGGACATGGCCCTCTGGGTTGACTCGGTGATTCGTAACACCCTGATCGGCTCCAACCTCACGTCCAGCGGTTCCTCCATCGGTTCCGCCGCCGAGGGTGGTGGCACCTTCGACAACTCGGATGCCTGCAACACCGCCGCCGGTTCCGGCGGTATCAAGGTGTACGGTAATCCCGCTACGCTCACCACGCAGACCTTCTCTGCGCTGAACAGCGACACGACCGCCGCCAACACCACGATGACGGCGTCCGCTGTCCTCGACTCGATGACCCGCCTCAAGCGCAACCGCGCCCCGCTCATCAACGGCGGCTACGTCCTCGCCACGGACCCCCGTGTCGCCCGCGACCTGATGCGCGACAGCGACTGGCTCAACGCCTCCAACTACGGCAACAAGGGCCAGCCGTTCTACAAGGGCGAGGTCGGCTCCATCTACGGTTGCCGCGTGGTCAACCAGACCAACTCGTTCGTCAGCACCGGCTCCGGTACTGCTGCCGATGAGTTCGTCTATCAGGCTACCGCTGCTGGTGGCGGTCTGGCTGTCAGCAAGGACATCATCGCGTCCTTCTTCTTCGGCAATGAGGCGTTCGGTATCCCCGCTCTGACCGGTGATGATCCGCTCTCCCCGAAGATCGTGATCACCGATACCCCGGACAAGAGCGATCCGCTGAACCAGCTCGTCACGGTCGGCGTGAAGCTCTACTTCGCCACCCTGCGTCTGGCCGCCGGTAACACCGGCTCGACCGGCAACCCGGTCTGGTACCTGGTGCATCGCACGAAGACCTCGACCACGCTGTAATGAAACCCAAGACGGCCACCATCATGGTGATCGCCGTCGGCCCAAAGGGGCATCATCGAGAAATCGGTGGTGCCCCTTCTTCTCATTCCGCTTGCGGATGCGAAGACGCCGACAACAATGCGCCCATGATTTCGATTCCTGTCGAGGCTCTATCCACCGATACCGAGGATGGACAAGGTGCCATGCCCGAGGTCGGTGACGAGGTTCTGTTGGACGACGTTCGTGGCGTTCTCAAGAAGCTCGACAACGGAGAAGCCTATGTCGAGATCCGCAGCGTGAACGGCATGCCCGCCGAGTACGAGTCCAAGGAGGACAAGAAAGAGATGGCCGGACCCATGGACAAAGAAGGCATGCAGAAGATGGCCGAGGAATACGACAGCGAGATGGAGGGCTAAGATGCCGATCTACACCTTCGAAAACAAGGGCCGGTCCATGGAGCATATCGCTCCGATGGGAACCGATTCGATTGTGATCAAAGGGGAACGCTGGACGAGGCAGCCCGTGGCCCGCTTCGGGGTCACGGGTTTTGCCCGCGAGGCCGAACTCAAGGATCATGTGAAGCGCGGGTTCAGCCGGATGGAAGATCGGCAGGGCTCCCGATTCGAAAGCACTTTCACCAAGAATCAGATTCGGAAAATCTGGGACATATGAGCGACGTATCAAATCAGGCGATCCAGTATTCGATGGGCGTGGCCGGTGGCCGGCTCGTCCAGGATACCTCAAGCTACACCGGCCCGTTCGTGGCCCTCACGTTCCTCGCCCCGACTGTGATCTCCAGTATCTCTGGGTCGAACATCGTCGGCACATTCTCGACCGTGACGATTCCGGCTGGTGTGACGATCCAAGCTCCGATCAATAGCTTCCAGCTTTCGAGCGGCGTGGTGTGGGCCACCAATGGAGTGATCCAATCCTGACCCCGTGACGACCCTTGCGCTTGGAACTCGGTTGGCATCTTCGGGTGGCGGAAGCGTCACTCCGATTGATCCGCCGATCCTGCGTCGGGACCTGCTCCAGGAGGACGACTTCTTCATCCGGCTGGAGGACAACACATCGAAGATCGTCCTGAGCCTTGGCACCTATGACCGCATAACCACCGAGCAGGGTACCGACCTATTGCTCACCGAAGATTCAAGCAAGTTCATCCTAACAGTCTACTGATATGCCAGATACGAAAATCACAGCTCTGACGGCCCTGACGGCCGCTGATCCGGCGAACGATGTTCTGCCTATTGTCGATGTGTCGGACACGACGATGGCGGCGTCGGGAACGACGAAGAAGATCAGCGTGAACAACATCCTTGGTTGTTCCGGCACCGCCACGCTCGCCTCCGCCACCATCACCGGCGATCTGACGGTGGATACCAGCACCCTGAAGGTGGATTCGGTGAACAATCGGGTGGGTGTCAAGACGGCAACTCCCGTTGCGGTGTTTCAAGTGGCCAGCGGCAACATCCGATTGGATGATGGATTTCAGCTTGAATTTGGAGGAAGCACCAATTCTGTGGCTGGTTCAAATGCCACAAACACTATTCAGATTTACACCAACAACGTCGAGCGATATCGAACTGATTCGACCGGCGTCCACACATGGTCCGTAGGCGGATCCACCGCCATGACCCTGAACTCCACGGGGCTGGGCGTGGGGGGTGTTCCTTCTGGAGTAAATCGGTTTGCGGTTTGGAATGGGGCGACTCAAGCGATGACGCTCGACACAAGCGGGCGGTTGATTCTGTTGGCCTCGACCACTACTCCAGCAACACTCACAACCAACGGTGAGCTTACAATGACCGCCACCAGCAATACCAACCTCCGCTTCAGCTATCGCGGATCTGATGGTACAACCCGAGTCGCCAACAT